CGGAAACGCGAAATCCGAAAACAAATTTTATTTTTCATTTCGTGCTACAGTTGTAAGTGACATACATATATATAGAGAAATCACACGCGGGGCCAAGGAGACTTGGATCTCGCGTCAGTATTGGCGGACATACCTGTGCGATGCGGGCCGTCTACCGCATGGGGATAGATGACAGGGGAAGGGCGCCGAAGGTACGAGAGTCGGGCTCCCAACGGCTAGTGTGTACGGGGCGGCGTCTCTGGAAGGCGCGCGGTCTGATCGTAAAACGCGGAAGCAACCCACCCAAACCAGCAAGCACGGTGAATCGGCTTACGAAATCGCACACTGGCCAACACCGAAAATCGGGGCGGCCTGGCAAGCGACTGGGGAGCGTGGTTGAGACCCCTGGGGCACTTGGCATCAACATGTCTTCGTCAGCGAAAGCTGGTGGGGGTATGGGGGTTGTTCGCGCGAATCCTTCCCCGAGCTTGCTCGGGTCCGCCGAACAAAGTGAGGGTTCGCTTGGTGGAATGGTTTCGCCTGACGGCGAGGACCGATCGTGGAATACGAAGAGGAGAAGACAATGAGCTGGAGTATCGTGAATGGCGACTGCGTGTCGCACTTACAAGGCTTGCCTGAGCGGAGCGCCCGGCTGGTGTTCGCTGATCCGCCGTACAACATCGGAGTCGACTACGGGGACCACTACTCGGATGACCGATCGGGAAATGAGTTCCTGTGTTGGTGCACTGAGTGGATGAACGCGGCCGCTAGTGTCCTGACCGACGACGGCTCGCTGTGGGTGCTGGTTAACCATGAACTGGGACACAGAATTGCATCCATAGGAATAGACAACGTCGGATTGCACTTACGGCAGACCATCATCTGGCGTGAGACGTTCGGTGTCTGCTGCAAGCGGAAGTTCAACCGGACGTCGAGGCCGCTGCTCCACTTCACCATGAGCCCCGGCAAGTTCGTGTTCAACGCGGATTCGCCCATGATCAGGAAAGCATCCGATCGGCTCTTGAAATACAACGATAAGCGTGCGAACCCCAGTGGCAAGCTGCTCGACGACGTGTGGGATATCCCCCGGGTGTGCGGCACGTTCAAGGAGCGTATCAAGGGGTTTCCGACCCAGCTTCCCGTGGAGCTGCTCCGGCGCGTCGTGGGGTGCGCGAGCGACCCTGGCGACCTGGTGATCGACCCCTTCTCGGGCAGCGGGACCACGGGCGCGGCGTGCATTGGTCTCGATCGGCGTTACCTGGGTATCGAGCTGTCCCCGGAGTTCGCCCGCCTTTCCACCGATCGGCTCTCCAAATTGGCATCTAAATTGGCAGGATAAACAGTGTAACATGTGTGATACTTATGATAGGGGGCACATAGATGGCGAAGCGTCAAACGGCGGCTGAGAAACGCAAGGCTCAGGAGATTCACAATCTCCGGCATCAGGCGAAGATGGCGCTTCCGAAAGCTCTGGCCCTGGCTCTCGTGGACCGGAAATCATCGGTTGACGCGGGCACCATGCTGGGGGATCTGATCGAGGTGTGGGGCGGCCCGCGCCAGCTCGCGGTGGACATCTACTCCGAGTTTCAGACCGCTGGAAAGGGGGGCATGACCAGACAGAGAATCTTGGAAATGTTCCAACGATTGATCATGCATACTTCCGATCGGGACCTGGCGAATATCGCCCGTCCCGCCGACATGACTGACGAGGAGCTTGACGCGATAGCCATGGGTTACACGCGGCGAGTATTGGTGAACGAAGATGGCGGCGCCCAGCAACCCGATTCCAAGCCCGCTCCCGGACCCAGACCCGAGTACGAGGAAGAAGAAGAGGGGTGGGGGTAGGTTTGTCAGTGGCTCCGTTTTCCCGGGCATGGACCCGATTCAGCTCGGAATACTGCTTGAGCCACCGAAGGAAGACGAGACGTTGCCCGAGATCATCCCCGAGTTCCCGACTCTGGAACCCGATCGGTCTCAGCTGACGGGCGTCGAGGCCGAGGAGTTCAAGGGCGTCCTGTACGAGATCCACCGCCGGCGCAACGAGGCGCTCAGGATATTCACGCCTCTGGCCGAGCAGGAGCGCGGCTTCAGCAATGACGCCTGCGAGCGGCTGGCGATCGGCGGCAACCGTGGCGGGAAAACCACCTGGACCGTGGTGGAGATCGCCAGGGCCGTCACCGGCCAGGACCCGTATGACAAGTATCCCAGGACGGACGGCAAGTGTATTCTGGTCGGCCGCGACATCAAGCACTGTGGCAAAGTTTTCTATGAGAAAATGTTCAAGCCTGGTGCTTTCAAGATTATCAGGGACGTTGACACCGGCGAGTGGCGTACCTATAACCCGAACAATCCCGTCGACAAGGCACGCTCGAACCAGGCGAAGAAGTCCCCTCCCCTGATTCCCGATCGGTTTTATGACTATCGCAAGATCGTTTGGGAAAACAAGAAGGACGAGGAACCCAAGACCATCCCCTTGAAGAACGGGTGGACGCTGTATTTTTTCAGCTCTCTCGGTGCGCCGCCGCAAGGGTGGAACGTCGACATTGTCGCTTTCGACGAGGAGATCGAGCACCCGCTCTGGTATCCCGAAATGTCCGCCCGGCTCTTGGACAACATGACCGTTGACCCGGAGACCGGCAAGGTGCGCGGCGGTAAGTTCATCTGGAGCGCCACACCGCAGGCGTGCACTCAGCGCCTTTATGATCTTTACATGGAATCGGAGAAGGTGCGGGGCGAAGAGAGCCCTCGCGTGCTCACGCTCGAATTCGGGATGCTTGACAACCAGTTCGTGCTTGACAAGGCCAAGCGGGATTTCATAGCCAAGTTCGCGGAGAACGAGGACGAGCTGGCCGTGCGCGTTTACGGCAAGTTCGCCCTGCTGGGCACTCGAATCTATTCCGAGTTCATGCCCAATGGTGTTCATGGTTGCGATCCGTTCCCGATTCCCGAGGATTGGACCAGCTACATGGTGGTTGATCCCGGGCGCCAGGTGTGCGCCGTCTTGTTTTTCGCGGTCCCCCCTCCGTGGCACGCCTGGGCGAAGCGGAAGATCGTCTACGATGAGCTGTACATCAAGCGCTGCAACGCCAAGATTTTCGCGGACGCCGTGGTCAAGAAGGTGAACGGTCGGCCAATCCAGGCGGGAATCATCGACTGGTCCGCCGGACGAATCCCGGAGATCGGCACCGGCGTCACTCATGAGCAGCAGTACGCGGCGGCGCTCAAGGCGGTCAAGTTCAAGTTCACGAACGGCGGCAGCAATTTCATATGGTCATCCAATGATGTCAAGGGCGGTATCGAGCGCGTCCGCAACGCCATGCACATTGTCAACGGTCGCACCGAGCTGGTCGTCATGAAGGGAAAGACCCCCAACCTGTGCCATGAGATCGAACGCTACGCTTACAAGCGGTTGCCCAGCGGCCTGGTGACCGATGAGCCGATCAAGCAGCTCGATCATAGCGCCGACTGTCTACGGTACGGCATGATGGCCGAATTCAAGTGGGCCCGGCCGCCCAAGCGAAAGGCCATGGCCGGTTACACGACGCGACTCCTCGAGGCCAAAAAGGAAAGGGCGAAACATCGCCGCATTCAAGATAATCCCCATGGTGGATCGATCAAAGTTGGGTAAACTTATGTAGTAGGTTGTCACGTGAATGGGGATGCGAGAATGAAGTTTGAACATTTGTTGGCCGCTCTGTACGTGATGGGGTTGTTTCTCCTGGTGCTTTGCATTTGTATGTTCGCGCCGCTCGACCGCTCGTACCGTGAGGAACACGTGCGCGTCGAGCCGATCACCAGGTCGTTCGACGTGCGCTGCCCGCGCTGTAATAGCCTGGTGCATGTGGTGACCGACAACACTGGCGCTATCGGCGAGGTGGCCTCGAAGCCGGAGTGAGTCATGCGGGAGCCTGAATGCGACTCTTCGAGGTACACCGGGCCGATCTTTGTTTTGCTGGTCGCCGCGATAGTGTACATGCTTGTGGGTGTCGTATGGCGACTTTCGCATGAAGCGCCGCAGGTCAGTCCGATTGTTCCCTCGGCGCCGGCCGCGCAGCCCAGTCGTCGACGACCATTGTTTCCCTGGTTTCCCCGGAAGGAATACTACGAAGATGGCAAGTGAGAATTTTCTGAACAAGCCTTTGTTTGTGATGCCTTACCCGGCACCCGTGGTCGTCTGGCGAACCGGGCCTGGCTGCGAGAGCGCCTTCGCGGTGGTCACCAAGGTTGGCCGTCATGCGATCGACGTGCTGGTGTTTCCTGCGGAGATCCGGGTCGGAGTGCCCAAGACGGGCGTTCGGCACGCTTCGGACCCGTGGCACAAGCTGCACGGTCTGGACGTCAACGCTGGCGTCTGGGAGCCCACGGACGAGACCCGGACGATCGAAACGCTGAAAGAATGCCTTGATGGCATGGGTCGTGAACTCGAGGACCTGAAGGCTATTTGGGGCGATGGCAAGTGAGGTGAACATGTTCAGGCGTATTTGGTGGTGGATAGAGGATTTCACGGCGGTGGCTATCGCCTGCTTGATTCTGTTTGTGGGCGCCGCCTGCCGGTTCCTACGCGAGGAGTAAGCCATGAGTTATGATGATTCACGATATTCCGAGAGCGAGATAGATCCTGTTTTCCGGAGTATTGTGAACCACTGGCTTACGAAAGTGAAGAAAGCCAAGGACCACAAGCGCGAAGTCTTCTCGCCCATGGCTGACGAGTGTCGCAGCTTCTATAATGGTCCCCGGGAGTGGGAAGACATATTGCTGGGCGAGGGTGGCAACAATAAGAACGAAATTATTGATTGCACATTCAAGGTGTCGGTAAACAAGGCATTTGAATTTGTAAGCATCTTTGGCCCAGCATTATATTTCGACAACCCCGTACGGACTGTGAAGCCGCGCATGCCGGTGATTGTCCCGCAGCAGTTCTTTGGCGCCGACGTGATGACCTACGAGGCCATGATCCAGCAGGAAAACATGCGGGTTATGAAGGATGGGTTGACCAGCGTGCTGCTGGAAGCGTATTTGAACTGGACACCCATTGAATTCAATCTCGACGAAGAGTCCCGCCTGGCTGTCCATGAGGCCCTGTTGATCGGCAGGGGGTGCGCGTGGACAGAGTTATATTCACCGCCTGGTACGAACATGAACGTCGTCAGGTCGGTTTACGATACCACCGACAACCTGATTACCGACCCGGACGCCCCGTCGTTCAAGAAGAGTACTTGGATTGCCCGTATGTGCGTCCATCCCGTGTGGCAGGTCGAAAGAGATTTCGGTTTGCGGCGTGGTAGCATCAAGGGAAACTGCGAGAGCCAGGCCAAGCAGGCTGACATCGAGACCTCTGATGAAAGCCGGTATGATCGCAAGAGGGGGTTCACGAACGATCTGCTGATTTACTGGAAGATTTACTCCAAGATGGGCGTCGGCGGTCGGCTCCAGGGTGTCAACAAGGATCTTCGCGAACCGCTGGAGATGTTCGGTGATTACGCCTACATCGTGGTGGCGGAAGGTACCCCCTACCCTCTGAATTTCTCGCCGGATGTGACCAATGACCCCAAGTTCGCCACTGACCCGCAGGCGATTTTCGCCAAGCTGGCCTGGCCCACTCCCTTCTGGGGTGACGACGATTGGCCGGTCAGTCCTCTTGATTTTCATCCTATTCACAATTGTCCATGGCCGCTGCCGACCTTGAAGGCCGGCATGGGCGAACTCAAGTTCCTGAACTGGTGCATGTCTTTTCTGATGGGAAAGATCCGGAACACCACCAGGGACTTCATCGCGATCAAAAAGGAAGCCGGCGAGGAGATCAAGACCACGCTGCTCGAGGGCAAGGACCTCACGCTGATCGAGCTGGAGGCCGCCCACGGCACCATCTCGGAGTTGGTCCAGTTTCTCCAGCATCCCGAGGTGAACGGCGACATTTGGAAGATGATCCAGGAGGTCGAGGGCAACTTCGACAAGCGCGTCGGCCTCATGGAGCTGATGTACGGCGCCGGGGGAGCCACCCAGATCCGATCGGCGGAGGAAGTAAAGCAGCGTAACCTCAACATGAACATTCGCCCCGACGACATGCGTCGGCAGGTGGAAAAATGGCAGACGAGAATCGCTATCAAAGAGTCCGTCGCCGCCCGCTACCATCTCATAGCCAGCGATGTAGTTGGCGCGTTAGGACAGATGGGCGCGTGGGCGTGGGCCCAGTTTGTGTCGACCCGGGACATCTACCAGGCGTGCCACCAGTTGGAGCACAGGATCGAAGCGGGCAGCACGGCGCGGCCAAATAAGGAATGGGAAGTCGAGACCATGGACGCCGCGTTCGAGAAGCTCGCGCCCGTGTTTCAGGCGTACGCGCAGCAAACAATGGACATGAAGCCATTGAATAACCTCGTGGCGGACACCGTGAAGGCCCACGACCTTGACCCAGCTCGCTACCAGTTGTTGTCGCCGATGTTGCCCCCGCCGCCGCCCACTCCGGGCGACAGCGGTGCCCCGGGCCACCAGAATCAGGCGACCACGGGCATTGCGCCCCCAGGATAAGGTGAACCATGTTTGACGAAGAAATCAAGGTGATGCACGAAGGTGTCGACGCCGGTCTTGAGGGCGATGCCTTCATCCGATATATCCGGATGCGGTTCGACGACAAGCAGTCCCACAACATGGCGTTGATGCTGGCGACCAGGACGTTTCCCGGAGTCAAAAGTGACAAAATTTTCAACGAAAACCGCTTCTCTTCCGACGCCGGAAAGAACGGACACGAGCAGATGTGGCTTCGCCAACAGGCTGAGGCCGCTGGCGTCTCCACCAATGGGATGTATTACATGCGCGGCCTGGCTGATTTTCCTGGCGATCCTTCTGCTTGGGTTGGCGGCCGGTCTGACGTACTTCGGATAGCCCGCGAGAAGAACATGACCGTGCACGGTTACGTGGAACACAAGGCCGACCAGCGGGACCTGCCGGAAAACGATAACAAGTATCACGTGGCCGACGACATTATTGACGGTGAGACAGACGACATCGTGAGCTGGAACCCCAAAGAGTTCGCTCCGATTCGCGAGCAGATTCGCGCG